ATAACCCTTCTTAGCCATGCCACCACCCTTCATACCGCCTGGAAGCTTGGGCATTGGGGGCGTGTTAGGCGTCTTGCCGCGTCTGCGGGTTGCTCCATCAACATTAGGTGTCGGTGTCTTAGTAGGAATCTTGCCGCCCTTGCGCACAATATCACCCAACGAAAGACTCGCTGAAGGAGTGGCCTTGCCTCTTAATGCTGCACGCAACTTTTGGTCAGCAGCAGTTAAATTAGGATTAAGAGCAGGCGTGGGCGTACCACGGCGTCTACGACTTGGGGGCGTAGGCATCGCAGGCTCTGACATAACACGGCCACCTCTTCTCATGCCTTTTGGTTTCATAGCCATTCCTCCCATGTTCTTATTAAGAGTTAATCCGCCTAGATTGTCCGACTTGGTAGGACGGCGGTTATTTTTGTCCATAAAATTTAAGTATGTAGTCAGACCAGACTTGCCCTTCAACCCAAGGCGATCTAACTGCTCTTTGGTCACATTGGCGCGTAGGGTTTCACCCTTGCCAACATTTCTGCGAACAGAACCATCTTTCTTATCCTTGCCTGTTACCGTCGCTTTTGAGGTAGTAGCAGTCTTAGACGTACCTGACTTTGCGGCAGGCTTTGCGGTAGATTTCTTCTTACGAGACTTGCCCGGAAGAAAATCAATCAACCCACGATCACCACCAAACTTCTGGTCTTTGCCAAGAAGAGCCGTTTTAATTCTGCTGCCTACTCCAGGCGCTCGCGCATAAACACGAGGAACAGGTTTGGGCGTAACTTTTGGATCAACCTTGGGTGGCTTCACCTTCATCTTGACCTTTGGCGGCGTTTTCTTCTTGGGCGGCTTATTTGCAGCTTCGGTGTCTGCTTTCAATAAAGCCAGTCTTTGCTTTCTAGAGTCGCGCATGGATGCTTCAGAAGGCCGATCTGATTTACCATCATTAGACTTAACGCGCCTATTTTTTTCAGCCCTGTTTAACCTCATGTTGGCTGCGCCAAGGCCTCTTGTGTCTTCTTCAAATTGTTTGGTTTTTCTTTCTTGTTCAACGGCCTTTCTAGCCTTTGCAGACCCAGCTGCAGCCAAATTGCCTGAAGCGCCTCTCGTGTTCGCTTTAGGCTTTCTAGTTCTCTTCTTGAGCACACCGCCTAAAAAAGACTCTTCTTCATCAAAAGGCTGATTTGCTTGTTGCCCTCTCATCCTGTTTCTAGTCGCCATAGGAATTTCCTCAATAATATGCGCGCTTCGCTCGGTACACTTCCTCTTCCTCCTCGTCAGAATAAAGATTAATGAAGTTACCTTGCCTGAATCTTAATATTGCCTGCGTCGTAGTGTCCACATAATCATCGTGCGGTGCAAACGGAAATGCCGCACACTCCTCAATCACCTCATCCGCAAATACATGATCAGGTGCCCACACCATCCCAGCCTCAAAGACAGGACTCACCGCATGAACACGAGTCATCTTGTCATTACCCCTGCTCGGCCTATAATTCACCACCGGAATCCCCATCGCCCTCAACTCATGCGTCAATGGCGTACCGCTCGCCTGAGCCTCAATCAAAACCATGTCAGGCTCAAACTCGTTGTACTGCTCCTGTGCAACCGCCTTTAACTCAGGAAAGTCCCACCGCCCCTTCTGCGCATCCAACAAAATAATCGCCTCTCCAGCACCATCAGATGGCGTAAATACACCCCAAGTCGTGATCGCACTGTAATCCGCAGTCTCCTTCTTACTAAACGCGGTGTCATAACTCTGAATAATGTAAGAACATGGCGGTGGATCGTCCTTCTCCCACAAATTCCACCACTCACGCTTGATAATCGCACCCTCTTCCGAAGTAGGGTTCTGCTGATACTGCGCATTCCACTTCGCAACAGGAATCGACGCCTTAACAGCATCCAATTCCTCCCGCTTCCAGAACTCAGGCCACAAAACATTGCCCGAATCCTCAAAAATTGCAGGCAATTCCACAACTTCCCACTGATCCGCGTTATTTTCCGTCTGCCGATTCAACAATCTTCCCGTCAAATCAGCCGTAGACCACCTAGTCATCACAATTACAATCGTCCCACCAGGCTGTAAACGCTGCCTAGGCCCAGATGTGTACCACTCGTAACAAGAATCCAACAACGGCAGGCTCATCGCGTCCTGCTCAGAGTGCGGATCATCAATAATCAACAAATCCGCACCCCTACCCGCTATGGCACCACCCACACCCGCTGCAAAATATTCACCCCCTCCCCCGGTCTGCCACTTACCAGCACTTTTTGAGTCTGCCGCCAAGGAAGCTTCAGGAAAAATACCCTTATATTCATCCGTGTCCATAAGGTTCCTGACCTTACGACCAAAATTTATAGACAAATCAGCCGTGTGAGTGGTCTGCATAATCTTCAAATCAGGCTTGAGTCCCATCATCCAGCTAGGAAAGTAAATAGAAGCGAACTCACTCTTCGTATGACGGGGCGGCATGTTCACAATCAGCCGCTTCAACTCCCCCTTCGCCACACGAGTCAGCTTGTCTGCGATCAATCGATGGTGCTCACCCTCAATAAAGCCAGGCCAGATGTGCCGTATGTACTCCATGAACGAATCACGGCACGACTCACGCGCATTCAAAAGATCTAAACGCTCCTGCAACTGAAGGATCTCCTTCATCTGCGACTCAGACAGGTGCGACAGGTTAGCCAATTGGTATTTTTCCTGAGTTGTGCGTGGTGAACGTTATATATACAGACAACTATTATGTCTACACATACAGGGGGGGTGAGGGTGCGACAAGTCGCGGTCTTTTTTTGGGTCTGCGCGCTAGGGTACCTAGCACGCGCCCGCGCCAGATTCGGGCCGTTAGTTTGTGGTCGCTCGCCACAAGGTCTCGCTGGCAATGGTTTAACAGGTAAGAGGTCGGCCGATTGCGTGTTAATTAATGTGCAATTGTTTGTTTACTTTGTGTGTTTTATAGTGTACATTGCATAACATGCAATGGCACAGGGTCATTGCCCAACAAGGAAAAAATGATGATAGATGTGAAAGCAATATCCGCTCAGGAACTCGAGGCACAGCGCAAGATCAGCGAGGCGGCGATTAAGCGCAGCAAGGAGGGCCAGCGACTGGCGGCAATCAACGCCGAACTGGCAGAGCGCAAAAAAGAAGGTAAGCGCAAGGCATTGGATGCGTTCGCGAACTACAAGAAAACCAGCGGCAAGGTATACATGCCATTCGTTAGCCCGCTTTCAGGTCAGACTGAGCGCGGTTTGCTGGTGCCTTGGAAAATTACCGAACGCAACCAGACGGCCAAGACAGTGCTGGCCGTATCATTCAATCTAGGTTAAAATCAACCCTCCAAAGCAAAAGGAAAAGATATGAACGATATCGAAACATGCGGAACAAGCTATCGCGGACAATTCAGCTTGCCATATGCGCGAGTGATCGAATTACTGGGACAGCCAAACGCCCAATCTGACGGGTTCAAGACGGATCTTGAATGGTCGTTTGAGCGGGATGGCGTAGTCGCGACAGTGTACAACTGGAAAAACGGCCCGAACTATACAGGCAGCGGCAGCGTCGAGGATATATCAGTCTGGAACATTGGCGGGTTCAATGTCCAATCGGTGTATCTGGTGTCCGACCTGCTAGACGGCCACGGCCAAATTCACTCCGACCAATAGAAACAACATGGGGGCTTCGGCCCCCAAACCCCAAAGCAAAAAGGAAAAAAATATGAGCATGACAATAGACAGACTGCACTTACGACCTGCGCAGCTCCTGCTGGACTGGGCGTACAATCCAACGTTGGCCGAAGAATACAATGATATTCCGCGCACTGATCTTGTTGAGATGGTCGGATTGATTCCAGACTTTTTCGTGCATGCAGTAACCGAAGAAGATCTCGACATAGCGAGCATTGCCGACGCGATGGACGATGCCTACGGCATGGGCGGATTCCGCTATGCCTTTGGCGGATCAATTAGCGCCGATGGCGTTTACTCTAGCGAGGGAGATCGTGACCTCGCGCCGTTGGTTTCGCTGGCCGCAAACGGCACCGACGTAACATGCTACGTCTACAACTACGGAATTGTTGGTCTGCGAGATGGCCACGGCAATGTCCGCATAGGCAGGTTCGACTAACCAACCTGGGGGCTGCGGCCCCCATTTTTTTAGGAGAAGAGAATGAAATTATATTTAGCACGGGTAAACGCCCAAGATGGCAGCGAAAGCAGCGTACATGTCTTTGCCACGGCGAAAGAGCGGAAAGAATTCATCGATAAAGAACACCGCCAAGACGCGTGGGTTGAGATCGACAAACATACCTGCGAATTTCCCGCGACCAAAGAAGGGATAATCGCATTCTTCAACCGGCACGCGTGGCACCAGCAGTAAGGGGCTTCGGCCCCCATTTTTTTGCACGGCCCCACCGGGGCGGAGCTCCTGGACCTCGAGCTGCGCGCATAAATATATATAAAGCCTGCAGGCCGCAAGCGCCAAGGGCGCAAGCGCAAGCATTAAAAAATAAACAAAGGCCGCAAGGCCGCAAGTGCCAGGCCCCAACATGCCAGCAAAATATCGTTGTGTAGTGTAGCCGGGCTGGTACAATAGACACTCCAAAGCAATAAGGTAATGTGATGATTAAAAAACTATTAGATACCGCGAAGAAAAGCGGCAACAGCAAGGTAGCTAAGACGGGCGCGAAGGTTTCGCCATTGGGGGATGTCCGCATGGCGCAATTGTCCATGATGCCCGACAACATAATCTGCCCAGCATCCAAGGCTGCAGGATGTAAAGAACCATGTTTGACATGGACAGGATTAGCCGCAGTCTATGCGAGCGTGAACAAAGCGCGCCAAGCGCGCACCGATTACTGGCACGCTGACAAGTTTGGATTCATTGAACAGATAGCACGCGAGCTAGGTAACTTTTCCAAAACGTGCGCCAAGCAAAACGTGAAGGGTGTTGTGCGTCTTAACGTGTTGTCTGATATCGCATGGGAACAGCACGACATACCGCAGCAGTTTCCCGAACTATTCTTTTACGATTACACCAAGCGCGCTGGCCGACTTGGCAAAACGCCATCGAACTACAAGCTAATGTTTAGCTATTCAGCGCGTCACCAGTACCGCAAGCAAGTGCTGCAGGCAATCTGCCATGATGTACCTATCGCTGCAGTATTCAAAAACGGCATGCCCGAAGAATTCCTAGGGCGCGAGGTTATCGACGGTGACCAATCCGATTTATGGAACGTGCACGCGGGCAAGGTCGTTGTCGGACTCAAGGCAAAAGGACCGGCCAAGCACGACACGTCTGGTTTCGTTGTCGATGTGAACGCAGTACCTACATTCACGGTGGAGGCGTAGCCATGGCTATATGCTGGAGAAATCAAATACAAGCGGAGGCGATATTCACTTACGCAAACTATGACCAAGAGATGGCAACAACAAACTTTCTGTTTGATGTCAGCGCCGACGAGTCTGAAGTCATTAGCAAGCTAATAAAAAGATATTTCGACATGGACAATGCCGAAGACCGCGAGCTAATCAGCGACATTGTAAAAGTGTCGTTTTGTTTTTCTGATACAGGGTACCCGCAAAAGATGCCCAAGAAAGAAGCAGAAAAGCTTTGGACGCTGCCGACAATGAAAGCTTTCCTAGAGCGCAACGGCAAGTATTACTTTGATGAAGAGCAGCGCGACGATGTCGAGACATCGATTAAAGAATTACTAGATTGCTGGAAGGAGGAGATAGTTTGAAAACCTACATCGTGACGGTGGACATAAAGCAGAGCCACACATACTGGGTGGAGGCCAACAGCGAGGCCGAAGCCTACGAGAAAATCGACGGCGCAGAATTGTACGAACCAAGCCAGCCAGTGAGCTTTGATGACGGCAAGGCGATACCCGGAGTCGTATACGGAGATTGCGAGGTCTGGGAGCACGATACCTGGACACTAGTCAAAGAGGCCGGGGAGTAACCTTGGCCTTCGCCAGGCCGACCTCGAGCGGAGCTCCCGCAGCCGCAAGCCCCGCGATCCGCGGATCAGCGCAAAGCCCGCAAGCTCGCAAGCATATATATTCTATAAAGGCCGCAAGCCCGCAAGCACCCAAGGCCGCAAGCTCAAAAAAAATAAACCCTCTAGGCCGCAAGCACGAGGCCGCACGGGGCCGCAAGCCGCACCCCTACCTTGGGGGTGGGTAAGGGGCAAAAGGGGCCTCAAATCGAACTGTAGGCCCCCTGTGGGAGGGAGGGGGTGCGACTCACCCACACAAATACAGCACATTTCCTAACGTCAAAATAAAATGCTTGATCCCGACACGACATTGCATTAGTCTCATCGAATCCAAAGCAAAACTAAAAGGATAGCTATGAAAAACCCAAACCCTTGGCAACCTGCCGACAACCCCACGCTTGACGCATTTGGCCGTCGATATTTGATTGAGTTGAAGAACATCAAGTTCAATTCTCACTTCACCCGTGAGACTCACTGCTTCACTGCGACGGTGTATCTTGATGGCGAACGTGTGCTGAAAGTTGAGAACGATGGCAACGGTGGAGCGCACAACTACTACCCTGTCCATGGTCAAAGCAGAGAGTCGTTCAGAACCATGCTTGATGAAGCAAAGCGATCTGCTTACGAGTCATTGGATGATTCTATCCGTGAGGAATACAGATCACTGCTGATCAATAACGACGGTGCCACAGATTTTGCGCTTGAGTACGTCATAACAGAGTTGCTCAACGAACACTTGTGTTTGCGAGACATGCGCAAGCTTTTGAAGGCCAAGGTTGCTGTGTTCGATGAAAGTGACGGCAAGATCTATCAGTACAGTTGCAAGCCAACGGAAGAGAACCTGACGTTCCTCAAGAACAAAACCGCAGACGAACCCTGTGTGTTTCTCAACGACATCCCTGAACACGAAGCCATGGTCTATTGGCGCAGAGCGGAGGGTTAGTCATGAACGATGCTGTAAACGTTGCTGAAAGATTATTACAGGTTGTGCGCGTGATTGTTACTCACGAGATCGACATCGTCACGGAGTCGGAGTGGTTTGAAGAATACGTTGAGACCATGGTCGATAAACGGATCAAGGAGATGGCCGATGAAGGTCCTTGACCTATTCTCAGGCATAGGTGGCTTCTCATTGGGGCTAGAGTGGGCAGGAATGTCCACTGTGGCCTTTTGTGAGCGTGACCCCTACTGCGCCACCATTCTTAAAAAACACTGGCCTGACACGCCCGTGC